CTTGAGTGGCAATAGTTCCAAGAAGTCTTGTCATTCTTTCAATGTGCTTAAAAGAAACATCCTTTTCCCTTGTGTAAGTAGTATATTTCTTATTCACATTTCTGATTGCACCAAGAGTATAAATCTTTGACATCTTATTGATAAACTTTTTAGTAATATTCATCTCATAAACAGGAACTTCCTGAAAAGGAATAGCATCAAAGTAAGGTTTAATGTATTGATGTATTGATGTGCCTGTATAGAAATTTAAATAAACTTCTATTTCCCTCCTCTTGGCATTAAGTCGATGTAACTTATCGTCTTTAATGGATTGTCTGATTAAATCTTTAGCGTATTGTGCCATTTATTACCCTCTTTTTTTCTATCTACAAATTTTATGCCTTGCTGTTTGATTGGAAAACGATTTAGGAGAAAGTATCTCAACATATCGCAACCATGATCATGAAAACCATCTTTAACAGGAATCTCTTTTAAGTCCTTACCCTCTTTATGTTCAGGATAGCGATAATTCTCTAAATCTTCTGCTAATCCCATACAATTCTTATTTAAGTGTAGCCTGCGTAAGCCTTCAGCATTCTCAATGAAGCTTCTAACATGAGAAATACCTGCTTCTAATTTACGACTAATTTTGTCACGAACAAAGCGAACATTCATTCCATTTCTACGAAATTTTTCAATATCACCCATACCAGAAGAAGATTGGACTGCACTACCTGCAGGGTCTCCGAAGGAAGCTATCACTCTGTATTTAGCCTGCTTATTTTTACATACATTAATAAGATCATCAGTTGTTACTCTTTCTTGGTGGATAAACTCATCAATAACATTGATATGCTCTATTCCGTCTACAGTATAGACTTGAAACCAGGCAGCAGCCGGCATTCTAAAACCAAAATCAATACAAACATAGGTAGGAAGATTTGGTTGATAGGGGAAATTACCTAAATCCTTCATTCTATCAAATGGATAGACACGACCAGCAAATGAAGTAAACATTGCCCCATATTCTTGGTCAAAAATCTCTGTGGACATGTTTCTTTTAGCCTCGATAAGGTCAGGATCATCTAATCCAAGTGGATATGCATATTGATTCTCCCATGACGGACTATTGAATGAATTCCAATCAACATCAGACTTTCCAAGAAGGAATTTATCATAATTCCAATTATAACCTTCCGGTGTTGATATGAAAAGGGCTTTGCCCTTACGATCTGAAAGAGTAGGGCGTAAATACATATCCCAAACAGTAGCTTTCTGCTTGGCAGACTCATCAAGTACGAGAAAATCCAGTCCCTCACCCACAAGTGAAGGGGGGTTATCTGCTGATTTGCCCTCAAAGACCGAACCCCACTCGGTTTCTATATACATGTCACGGTATGATGCTCGTCTTGTTGGTACGCCCTGATTCATTATAAGTTCAGCCCATACTTCACGAAAAACCTTTTCTGCAAGTTGATAATTTGGGGCAACTACCCAAGCTCTTTTATTTGGCTGTGTAATTACAGCCTCAATCTCTTTAGCAGCAGCTATTGACTTTCCCCACCTCCTGCCACATATTGCAACTGTAAATCGTGCCTCTTTATCGGGAAAGTGTAATTTTTCCTGACCTTTGTGTGGGATATACTTCGTGAATTTAAAGTATTTTCTCTTATAACGAAATAAGTCTTGACTCATATTGAAAATTCAGTTATTTTATTTATATATATATATATATATATATTAATATATATATTATTAAAAGAAAGAAAGAAAAAGAAGCAAAAGAAAGAAAGAAAAATCTACCAGCTTGAAACCCATTCAACTTCAATCTCTTCATTTTGGTACTTATATGTTACTATCGTGCTATCATGCGTTACTAAATATTTCATAAATGAACAATGCCCTTCTTTTTTATAGTGAGTGTGCTGGACATCGCAATAGGATGGACATGTATATCCAGCCATTGGGTACTTATCAAGATAGTGACCCCATTGACCCACAATGACAAAAATTCCAGCAAAAATTATACTTCCAACGATTAACGATTACCTAATACCTTCCCAAATTTTTTTATTTCAAGTTCTTCGAGCTTATCCCACCACGCATCTCTCTGTGATTTTGTCCTTCGACCAGGTTTCAACAGTTTTAAGCCAACTGCTTTTGCTCGTTTTCTTCTTTCATACATGTTTTGTTGCAACTCTTTCTGAGTGATCTTCTTCTTTTCAGACTGCGTAGCCAACTTAAGCATTTTAAGTTCATCTTTTTCCCTAAGCTTAGGGAGATCATTACTAGTATCCCTATCAGGAAGAACAATGTCATCAACAATGAGAGCACTTGCTTGCTCAGCAATTGAAATAGCTCCATTAGTGATTCCTTCATCTTGAACGAACTCTGCATTTTCAACATCCTCCATTTTCATAAATTTTTCAAAAGGACTTTCAACTTGTATCTTAACCTTATGTTCCAACTTTCCAAAATGTTCCAACACAAGCCGACCAGCTTGAACATTACCAGCCTTTGCTTCTCGGATCATTGCACTAATGACAAATGGTAATTCTTTACCTGCAACCTCCATAAATCTTTTATATAAAACATCTATGAATAGAGGATCACTCAACCATGTTCTGACCGTAGGAGTGGTAACACCCAAGCTCTCAGCTAAATCCTTCTGTGTTAAATGAGGTGTAACTGCCAACATCTCAACAGCTAATAACCTTTCCTTACTCTTTCTTACTTTTTCCATACTCTAAACTTAACTTGAAATTCAAATTATTTCCAATGATTAATTTGAGATTTAATAAAAACGCAGATATTCAAGTTCTTTTGGACTAATTATGTGCTGAGGGGATATAGGTGAACGATTTTCACCCATACCACATATGGGGGTGGGTTTATAGCATACTACTATATATAGTAGGTCAGACAATAAAAGTGTAATCTGAAAAAGAAATTTCTTAGATTCAATTACCAATATATACTAAATTTGTTTGGTGGTAGAAATGCCACATTAAATGTAAATACAACGTAAAGAAAGGTAAAATAAAATGACTACAAAAGATAGTACTTCTAATAAAGTTGAACCGGTAAAAAAACCATCTAAAATCAAAGTAAGTGAAGCAAAGTTCAATGCTTTGGTTGATGAACAAAAGAAAGTTATCAATGACACAAAGAAGCAATGTGGGATTAAGATGACGTTACAAGAACGTAAAGCAAGTGATGATCATGCCGTGCAAATTGTATCCAAATCACATTACTTTGGTCACGTTGGTAACTTCAATCACTTCCATAAAGATGATCAAAAGTTGATAGTTGAAATTGATGATTTCATTAAGGCACAAAAGAAGAAAAGTAAGACCGGTCTTAAGGCTATTTGTCCAAAGGGTATAGAATATGGCTTTGGTAGATATATTAACAAAACAGGAAAAGTTGTTAAACCTAAAAAAACCAAGAAATCTGAGATTGAAAAGTCTAATAAAAAATAGATTTTAGATTTTAGAAAAATTAGGTAGGTAAAAAAATCTGATTGTTTCCACAAGATCAGGTTTTTTACCTTACCTGTAAATTGTAAATAATCTGCTTAAATGTTTAGGTGAAATTTCCCCTTATATATATAAGCACAACAAAAACGTAAAGGAGTAAATAATGGAATCTGAAAAGAAAATTATCTGTTGGTTTTGTCAAGACAAAGTAACGGATGAATCTCAAATTGTTAAGCAGAAGTTTAGCAATAAATTCTGGAGTGTTTGTAAAACCTGTCATATTGCACTAAAGAGGGTTTCGGGCATTAGATCAGCAATCAATGTAGTTCAGATAATAAGAAAGGAGAATGATTATGCAATTCGTTAAATTCATGATAAATGAGATTTTATTGCCAAGTCTGACATTTGTAATAGGTGTCTGGTTTGTTGCAATACTTGTAAAAATATTAATAATAATCTATAATTGGGTATAAAGGAGAATAATATGAAACTGATGTTTGTAGTAGAAGGTGATATAAATGGTCTGGCACAGAAAGAACATTGTGTGCCTGATGAAATAATAAACTCAATTACAAATGATATCCAGTCTTTGGTAAAAGGTTATGGGCTGGAATCATATTGTGATGATGCAACAGATAACAAAGGAGAATAATAATGCCGAGTTCACCAATAACATCAGAACATGTGGCTAATCCTGTAGAAAGGAAAAGGCTGAAAAATACATACTATCACATTCCTGAAATATCTGCCATATTCACGGTCTGGTATAATGGCAATACAGCATATTTGATGTATGCCTATGATGATGACCAACTGGCTAATGAAGAAAGCTGGGGGCATTGTGAAGAGACAGATGGCATTTCTGAATATGATATGCAATCTATAAATAGGACATTCAGAACCAAGTTTGTATTCCTGAAATAGAATAACTCAGATCGGATAAAATCCTGAAAATATATTCACTGCAATACATATGACTGCTGTTGCCTAAAAATCTGGGTTATATTATATTATATTAATGTACCTGTAACATTATATTATGAAAGTTTTTATTATATCTCGTTCCAAGTAAAACAGAAAAAGTAAACCATAAATGAAAAAAAAGGAGTAACATAATGCCAAGATCAAAATGCAAAAAACCTACTAACAAAATCTGGAGAAAAAAACGGAATGGTAGGAAATTGAAATTCCAGCTGTTTGTTAAGACAGAAAAAGTAATCAATAATCTATTAAAGGAGAGAACATAATGAAAGAACTTTCCAATATGCAGAAATGTGAAATATGCTGTAAGAAGTTAACTGAACCAGCAATGAGAAATAGTACCTGTAAGAAGTGTGATCTTGCAATATCCGAATCCGAAGCTGAAAAGGCTATAATGGAGCATTATGGTTTTGATAACTCGTTAGAGACCGACAGCAATCCACGAATTGCTATCACAACACGATCTTCAGTAACTTGTTCACCACAGGGATTAGAAGGAATATGCGTTACACTGCCCTTAGGAGAGGTTATGATGGTCTTGATTGAAGAAATGAAGGAGAACCCTAAAATTGCAGATGTATTCAATAGGCTTTCAGCAGACCAACATTATGAGGGTGAAGATGAATATATCGTTATGACCAAACATCAGATAAATGTATTTGCTGATAGATGGTGTAATGGGAGAGCAAAAGCACTATGAAAAGAGTATTTGTAAAAGATGGCTACATCATCAATGTTGAGGAAATGGGCGAAAAACTCAGACAAGCCAAAGAAACGCTGAGGAGGAAAAGAATCAGCGAATCTTTAAAGGCTCGTAATAAGGAAATCCGTAACTATAATAATGGGCTGGAGGAGCTTAAGGCTCATTGGAGGAGGGCAGTGAAATAGGAACAATCCTGAAATATTAACCGACAGCAGATAATCCAAACACTCAGATAATCTGACCCAGCATTTCACCTGACAGAGATTTGCACAATACCTGATTAAAATGTTTGGTGTATATAATGTACCTGTATCAATATAGTTGTAACTTGTTCTTATATATAAGAGCATTTTAAAATTTGAGTTCCAAATAGTAAACAGTAAATAAAAAGAAACAGTAAATAAAAAAGGAGTAAAGTAAATGAAAAAAAGAAACAACATCTACATAAATGCAATAGCAGTAGTTAGCGACCCTGACAGCTCGGAAAAGATAGCTCACGTGGTATCAGGAAGAGATCCACTTCTGTGGATTAAGGTTCTGGAAACACGATCCCTGAGAATCCATATTCATAACTTTGAGAATAATATGATTAATATCTCTACAAAGACATTGGATGCTGAGCTTCAAGATAGCTGTGATCAATACAATAATGGAGATTCATTTAACTCAGTTAATCTTGACACTACTATGAGGATTGTACTGAATAAAACCACTTCAGGGTTTGGTGGAATTAAACAAGCCGTAAAAAATATCTCAGAGCCAGACTACTCTCATTTGTTTAGAGATTTGTTATTGCTGAGATCTCATGCATATACTCGATCTTGGAAAGAAAATATGATCTCTCAGGCTCTGGTAAGAGAACCCATTACCTGTAATATGCGTGCTGTCAGGGATACATTTCCTGTATATAAAGGACTATTCGTGAAATACTTTGACAGATTAAAGATAGATCATACATGGCATGATGGTTTCTACATGAATATATTTGAGATGAGTACTGTATCTATAAACAGGTGTAATCACTGTGACGATCATTTCTGGGAAGGGGTGTCAGATAATTATGAGGATTATGAAGATTTCTATGATGTATCTGGAGATTCGTGGTGTCAGTCTTGCTATGAATCAGATTCTCAATATTGTGAGAGCTGTGATCATAATTATCACACGGATTCATTCTGTAATAGTTCAGATGGAGAACCAGTGTGTGAAACCTGCTGGGATGAAAGAAGAGAATCAATTGATTCATACTGCTCAAACCCTCCCTTAATATTCTATGTGTACAACAGTGGGCAGAAATTAATCCAAGTAGTAGAAAGACAGGATAAAACTCCATTTTACGGAGTTGAGCTTGAGGTTGAAGAGGGTGATGGTGATAAGTATCAGGTTGCAGACGAAATCAGGAATTATGGTGGACATAAAAAATATTTCTGGTGCAAGGGCGATGGATCTCTAACCAATGGATTTGAGATTTGTTCACATCCTATGACTTTTGAGGCTTGGCGAGAGTTGGATTTGAAGGCTGCAATATTTACACATAGAGGGGATATTAAATCCTACTATACAAATACCTGTGGAATCCATATTCATATGAATAGAAGTGCATTCTCAGATTTGCATGTTCTGAAATTTATGACCTTTATTCATGAATATAAAAAGATGACTCATTTTATTGCACAGAGAAGAAAGTGGTCTGAATACAACAACTACTGCAAGTTTGAAGAAGGGCTTGTAAGGAAATCACAGAGAAGAATGGCTCAGGATGTGAGATCTAAAAAGAGAAGAATCATAGAAGGTACAAATGTCACAAAATACTGCACAATAAGTACAGGTGATAAGTATGTTCCTGTAAACATACAGCACAGGGATAGTATTGAGGTTAGGGTATTCAAGGGAAATCTGAGAGAGGTATCGTTCAGAAAAAACATTGAATATCTTGATGCACTGTATTACTGGACTAAAAATACTCCATTAAATAAATTGGATATTAAAGAGTTTGGCAGATACATGGAAAGTAATAAGAAAAAATACCCCAATCTGATTGAATATATCGGCGAGAGGGAACAAGACTACAGGGCTTGTTTTGTTACAGCAAGAGAAATTCCTGAAGAACTTCACATATAATAACTAAAAAAGGAGAATAAAATAATGTGTTTACTTGTATTACAAAAAGAGAATTCCAGCCTAACGCTGGAAGAACTAAACAATGCTAATCAGGCAAATCCAGATGGAATTGGATATGCGTATGTAAATAATGGAAGGCTCATAACGAGAAAGTTCAGGAATTACAAAAAGTTCCTAAATGGCTACTCAAGAGATATTGGGACATACAGCCAGAGCTCGCCATTTCTTCTGCATTTCCGATTAGCTACTCATGGAGTGAATAAAGGAGTGGAAAATGTACATCCATTCAAAGTAAAAGATGACCTGATATTTGCACATAATGGAATTATAGGTGATGTCAGCAATTCTACGATTTATTCAGATACACAAATGTTCAATTTCGAGATATTACAGAAACTTGAGGGAGAATTTTTGAAAAATCTCGGGATAATTAAGCTATTATCCGAATTTGTGTCTGGATCAAAACTTGTATTCCTTAATGATAAAAAGGAGTTTAACATAATCAATGAGCATTCTGGACATTGGAATGAAGATAAAACAATCTGGTTTTCCAATTCTGGCTATAAAAAGACAGTAACATACGGCTATGGCTGGAGTTGTGATGGATATAATTACAGAAGCCCAAACCTGCTAAATACTGGTTCTAAATCAAAATTTAGTTTTGGAACAACCAGATCAACTGCATTGTCTACAAATATGACTAATGAGGATAAATTACCAACTTGTGAGTGGTGTGGAATGGAATCTGGTGACTTATTGTCTCTTGATGTAACGGACTATTACACAGCAGGAATCAGCCATGATACAATAATGGCTGACCTTTGCCCAGAATGCAGTAAGTCCAAACTCGAGGATGAAAGAGTATTAGATAATCGCAGATTGTCAGGAGGTGATAATGATCTATTTAATTGCTAATACAGGAGATGGGTTGGTTTTCTGGATTGCGTGGATTGTTATGGGATTAATTCTCCTTGAGTTCATTGTGAGTGTAATTCGTGAGTTCCTGGAAGATTAAAACTGGTGTGGGAATACGGAGGGGAGCAATCCCCTCCCTTTTTCCCAAAAAAATTTAATCATATATTGTATAAATTAGGGATGAATTTTAACCCATCAAATTTAACGATTACGGGCATTTTTTTAACTTCTTGATCATTGTACCCATTGAATAAAAAAGTTCCATATACTTTAAATTTGCTTGGCTATCGTCTAAAATATATCGAGAAACTTTTCCGAGAACCAATGAATTATCTGGAAATTTGCATCTGGGAATTGATTTTTTTTCTGGAAAAAAATTTTAAAATTGCTATTAATTTTTACTAACTGATTGTATCGCTTATATTTTTATGCTTATAATTATATTATGGCGATTCCCATTATAATTATAGTTGGGAAAAAAGTTCTTGCATAGCATTTATAATGTTTTGTAAGTTATATACAAGGTTAATAGCAAAAATATAAAGGAAATGTAAATGTTAGATATAGAAAGTATTTATAATAATCACATACGAAATGAATCTAAAGATTATCGGAAGAAAAATCCTAAAACCAACAGCAAATACAGACCAAGCAGTGCTGGTATGTGCTCAAGGAAGATTTATTTTGAAAGTATCGAAAAAATAACTCCTACAATAGAACATTCTGATACGGCTTTAAAAATATTTAGATTAGGCAATATAGTTCATAAGGATATTCAAGATATTTTAGAAGAAGAATTTAATGGATAATTTTATTTTTTCTTTTTTGCTTCTTTTTTTCTTTTTTGTTTTAACAGTTAGTTAGTTAGTTATATTTATATATATTATAT